TGGGTAGCTACTTACAAATAAAGTTACTTGAGCATTACCTGTTTGGTATTTAAAGTCAGGTATAAATCTTCTAACAGACATAAAATATTCTCCATCACCTCTATAGTCAGCAACCCCTGTTGCCTGACCCAAGGCGCTCTTACGTGAGGTAATGTCCCAATCTCCAGACCTAATAAATGCATCAATAGAAGTTGTGCCTGAGCTGTTGACTTGATCAGTACCTGTTTCATGAGCATAGTACATACTAGCCCCATATAAATTTGTTATACCTAATATATCTGGAAATACAGGTGTTCCAGTTTTATTATATTCTGTTGCATATGGAGCATTAAAAACACCTTGATCTATGTATGTAGTTCTAGCTAATGATGAAGTTGTCCAAACATTCTCTGAGTAATTATACGTGACACATCTATCAACTTGATCAGCTCCATTTTTTGGATAAAACCAATTTATCTCTGTATACAAAGAATTAGGTGAAGAGTGCACAACATCTCTTGAGTTTAAGTTAATACCTAAATTATCTCCATCTGTACTAAATACAAAATCTTCTACAAGTGATGGTAATGATTTGACAGTACCATCATAAGCAAAAAAACCACCTTCGGCTGACATCCACCATACAGCACCGTTTGCATAAGACATAGCGTGTTGGCCAATACATCCACAGTTAGTACCAACTTGTCTAACAGAAAAAGTAAATGGCGGACCAACAAATTGAATTACATAAGCTGCAAGATCAGTTGCTACAAAAATATAATCTTTACCTTGTATAGCTGCTCTAATCTCATTACCGGTATCTAGTCTAAAAGTCCCTGCAGTGTTCGTTGCTGTTGGTGCATATGTATTTAAATCTTCTTGGTTTGAAAATCTTACAAACATAGGGTCTTGTGTTGCAGCATTACCAATAGTTGTTTCTGTACCTAAATGAAATAAGTGTCTATCTCTATCTGATACAATAGAAATTCTTGTAGCCGTTGGATTGTTTGTTGTGTTAAAATTAGTTGTTGACTGTGAAGCTCTTATACCTCTAGGTCCTGATGCTCCAGCGTTCCAAGTAAAAGTTTTACCATTAAATATAGTTGCAACAAGGACTTCACCAAAGTTATCAAGGCTCCAGTTGCCTGGATCCAGAATCACGTTACTTACTGTTCGTTCCGTTCCCCAAGTAGAATCTCCCCATAAATAAGTTCCCCAACCATAACCCGCAGTTTGAAAAGTAGGACCCACTTCAACATAAGGATTAACAGTTGCTGCACCCGCTGCAGTCATACCTGATCCTCCTTCTGCTCGTGAAGCTTGTATTGTAAACTTGTCTACATCAGGAACAGTTAATATTTCATAAACTTGTTGTAATTCAGCTGGTGTATAATCTGAAGCAGCTGTTACTGTAACAGCTGAAAGGGTTACATATCTTCCTTTAGCTAAACCATGAGATCCTTTATTTACAGTTACAGTATTTGAACCATTAACTGTTGTTAATGTACATCCTGTAATCGCTGTATCTAAGGGAGTAATATCAAAAAAATCATTACCATAATATAAAAACAAACCTTGAGACGTTCCAATAGCTGTGTATTTTTCACCTGCAAAAGAAGTAAAAGCGTGTTGTCTTCTAGCAGCTCCAGGTAATGTTTTAGATGCAGCTGTAAGTTGATTCCAACCGCCTATCTTTTCAGGTAATCCATATCTGAATCTAACAAAATCACCATCTGTCCATTGCCCCTCGGCACCAGATTCTGTATCTTGTTTGTTAAAACCAGGCTTGAAATTTAATTTTTGCAGCATATAATAGCTTATATATTAAAAATATAGAGAATGAAAGATACAATATAATGTCCTTTGACCATAAAATAACAGATTTAAAGTATAGAATCAACGGATTAGTCCCTAAAATTACTTGTAAAAAAATTATAAACATATTTGAAAAATATCCTGAATTTCATTTTATTGAAAATAGTTATAAATATGAAACTCAAAAAAATGAAATGGATAACTATGCATGTTTAAATTTATCTAAGATAAAAAATCCAAACGAAGATATTCTTTATGCCATTAATAAAGCTAAAAGTTACATTAATATAATGGTTACTAATTATGTATTACACATTAGAAATAGTAAAATATGCACTGTTTTTAATAATCATTTACTTTCATCATCAAGTAATATAAGAATTTTAAAATATGAAAAAGGACAGTATATAAAAGATCATACTGATGTTGGAGTTTTAGAAAGAGCATCTTGTACTTTAAATTTAAATGAGGATTATGAATCAGGAGAGTTTAGATTTTTTGGTGGACAAATTAAAGAAAAATTTAAAACAGGGGACGGAATGATTTTTCCAGCTGAACCTATTTGGATTCACGGTACGGAACCTGTATCCAAAGGAACAAGATATTGTATTAATTGTTTTTTACATATAGACTAAGGAGAGTAAAAATATGAATAAAGAAAAAAGTGTAAATATTAGCAATTTTATTGCTACGTACGATAATTATATTACACCTGAAGAATGTGATAAAGCTATTAAATTATTTGATAATCAAGATAAATTTAATAACACTTTAAATAGAATGATTTTTGAACAATCTCCTATTACAGAAAAACAAGATCAACAGTTTTTTGCAACAGGAGACAATATAAATGTCTGGTATGAAGATTTAAAAACAATGATGATGAATTTTGATATGGCCTTTAGACACTATGTTAAAAACACAGGTGCAGATTGTTATAAAGTTCCATTTCGTTATTCTAATATAAAAATTCAAAAAACATTACCCACTGAAGGGTATCATATTTGGCATGTAGAACATGGAGTGGGTCACTATTTAAATGATTCTAGAGCTTTTGTATATTCTATATATTTAAATGATGTAGAAGAAGGAGGAGAAACAGAATTTTTACATTTTTCAAAAAGAGTAAAACCTAAAAAAGGAAGAATAGCTATTTGGCCTGCAGCTTTTCCATATCTGCATAGAGGAAATCCACCACTGTCGGGTAAAAAATATATTTTAACGTCTTGGATGTTATTAAGATAATTAAGTTTTTATTATATAAATCACTGCTAAATAAGGCTGTAAAACTGAAGTAGCATCACCTGAAAAAGTTGCACTCATGTTATGTGAGTGTCCTGAACCACTTCCAGCATTACCTGAAGCACTTCCTGGAATAAATGAGCCTTGATCACTACCACCACTTCCTACCGTATTATTTGCTGCACCTGCAGTATGTGTATGAGAAGCAAGTTGAGCAGTTGTTAGAGTTGCGTTAGCTGTTGATCCTCCAATATTTCCAGTTGATGTTACAGTACTTGCTCCGCCGGTTGATGCTAAAGCTTTGGTACCTGACTTACCCATGGTTACATTGTCTTGTAAATCAGGGACGTTAAAAGTAGATGAACCGTCACCTGTACCGTAGGTTGTTCCTACAATTGCAAACAACGCAGAATAAGTTGATCTTGATACAGCTGCTCCATTACATTCTAAAAAACCTGTTGGCACCGATGCAGCAGACCATGGAATAATAGTAGCTGTTGGAATTCCTTCAATGCCTGTAAGATTTGCTCCAGTATAATCATATTTAGTTGCTTCGTAATTTGACATTTTTTTTAAGTTTTAATTATATATAACACTGTTAAGTAGGGTTGTAAAACTGATGTAGCATTCCCTGCAAAAGTAGCAGACATATTATGAGAATGCGCACTTCCACTACCTGTACTACTTGATGTTACAGATCTTGCTTTCTCAGTGTTACCTTGTGCATTTGGTCTACCTCCAGCTGCGTTAGGATGTGAGTGAGAAGCAAGTTCAGAAGTTGATAGACTGTGATTTCCTGTTGATCCAGAAACATTTCCAGTTGCCGCTACAGTATTCGCTCCACCTGTTGAAGCTAAAGCTTTAGTTCCAGATTTTCCTATACAACAGTTATCTTGTAAATCTGGTACGTTAAAAGTAGATGAACCGTCTCCAGCTCCGTAAGTTGTACCTACAACTGCAAATAATGCAGAGTAAGTTGATCTTGAAACAGCTGCACCATTACACTCTAAAAATCCAGATGGTACTGAAGAATCTGACCATGGCACAATAGTCGCTGTTGGAATTCCTTCAATAGCTGTAAGGTTTGCTCCATCAAAATTATATTTAGTTGCTTCGTAATTAGCCATATTAAGTTTTTATTATATAAATTAGTGTTAAATAAGGTTGTAAAACTGAAGTAGAATCACCTGAAAAGGTAGCTGACATATTGTGAGCATGTCCAGTTCCACTACCAGTGTCACCTATATTTCCTTGTTGAGTAAATCCAGTAAAACTAGTATCTGGAAATCTAGTTCTTTGGTTTTGAGTTCCTCTAGTATAATTAAAAGCACCACTATGTGAGTGAGAAGCAAGTTGTGCTGTAGATAATGTAGCATTAGCGGTTGATCCTCCAATGTTTCCGGCTTTGGCTACAGTGTTTGCTCCTCCAGTTGAACCCACGGCTTTGGTTCCTGATTTTCCAACTGGAATATTATCTTGTAAATCTGGAACGTTAAAAGTAGAAGAGCCATCACCAACTCCATAAGTTGTACCTACGACTGCAAATAATGCAGCATAGGTTGATCTTGAAACTGCAGATCCATTACATTCTAAAAAACCTGTAGGCACAGAAGAATTAGACCATGGTACTATTGTAGCTGTAGGGATACCCTCTATACCAGTAAGATCTGACCCATTAAAATTATATTTAGTTGCTTCGTAATTTGCCATTTATCCTCCTAAGAAGAATAAGTTGTAGGCCTTGCACCTAATCTAGCAATTTTTTCAGCTTCAGTTTCTGTAGAATTACCTTCTTCATCAACTGCATTATTACCATCCCAATCAGATTGTAATTGAGCTAAGTGGGCTGAATCCCATCTACTACTAAATTGACTTATATCTCCTAAATTTGCGTCAGCAAAAGATGTGTGTGGTGTTTCATCTCTATATTCTATTTCATCTGAAGTAACTGAAGTTCCATATTGAATTGCCCAGATATTAGAAAACTTTGATTGATTCCAAAAAGCATCATCATTAATTTTGTATCCAACACCTTCATTTACACCTTCTGCATAATTTTTAATTATTATCTTGTCATCAAATACTATTGTCCAATTTGCGTTTGTTGCCATATTATTTCTCCCTGTAAGTCCATCCTGTTGTAGCGTCTCCAGAATATACTAAACTGAAACCAGCACCTTGTGTATTAACAACTAGGTCAGCTGCACTGTTTGCTATATTAGAAGAATTTCTACCAACAGTCAATGCGTTAGAATCAAAATCATAACCTTGATCAATAAAAGATACTTCATCACCCGTAGCTGGTGATGCTGGAAGTGTTACTGTAACTGCTCCACCATTTGTATTTACTAAAAGTTGAGCGCCAGCTTGAACTGTTTCTGCTGATGAAACTGCTCTCCAGTTTCTTTGTTCATGAAGTTTTACAACATTAGTTCCATCAGAATATAATGTGTAATTATTTCCTTCACATAATAATACACCTGTTCCAGATGAAGTTTTAAAAGTTAAAGTGAAACCTGCATGATTACATGCATCTTCAACTAAATAAGTTTTTTCTACTGAATCTGGAATACTAACAGTAAGGTTAGAAGCTAAAGTTCCTGTTAATTTAATAACTTCGTTTTTACCATTTGATAAAGCACCATTAGTAAAAGTCAAAGATCTAGCAGCATTAGTTATATTAAAAGTAGTAAAACCACCAATTGCTTGTTCTAGAATTAAAAGGTTAGTATTTGTAATTTGTCCCCAAGTTCCTGAGTTTTCCCCAGTTGCTTGTACTGTAAGTTTTAAATTTGCTGATGTTGAATTCGCCATATTAAATTCCTTATATCGTTTATTTTATTAAAATAAAGAGAAAGTGTCAAACTCTTTATGCAACGA